CGAAAAGTCAGCCGGGAAGTAGGTGCCGAGCTCACACCGAGCTCTCCTGTCCCACTCAAGAACCGTACGAATTCTTGTTTGAGTGGACAAGACCCCCACGCTTCGACCGTCGTCGTTGCATGGCTTGGGCCACCTCTGCTTCCCTATCTTAATATCTTGTGGTCTGACCTTCCTAAACCTGCCCCCACCTGCCAAGTACTGCATATTGGTCGACATGCTAACATACGCACCAATAGCAGAATTGGGGACAAACCCATCAGAAACTTGTACGTTGTCATTGTCAACTGCATGCCTTTCGGTATAGCTGCGTACAATTTTCTGGGCGGTTCTGTAGCTCCGGTTATCGAACGGAACTGCAGGGACTTGGAGAGGTCGGATAAACTTCGTTGGGTCATGGGGACCATTGTGTCCAGCACTCTCGCACAGATACAACTCCGCCAAGGCATGCCTGCACCACACCGGGACTCGAAGTCTCCCCTTGCAAGGGTGACCGAGCCCGCCAAGGGCGGCCGGCAATTCTGGAGGTCTGTGCTTCCTCGACGCATTCTTTCGCTGAGTGCGGTATATTGTACGTGCGCAGCGTGCAAGTCGATTAAACGACGAGGAATCCACCGAGTGCTGACTCATAACCCCATTACCATCCCTAACAAACTCCTTGAGAGACGGCGGTCGGAAACTTACAATTGCACGGTTGTCTCTGGCAGACAGACCGTAGGCTTCGCAGAACACGAAGCCTATATTAGACCGGAAAGACTTTCTTTCATGGAGCTTGCTTCCTACACCGCTAGCCCTAGCGGCGTAGGAAGGCACGTTATCGACATGAGTCACGGCAGCAAGATCATCACCACATATGATCCTAGCTGGGCCAAGACCCGCGCTCATCCAGTGATTGAGAAGACTAAGTATGGTAAACGAACAGGGCGAGCCCATAAGCGAACCACGAACCTTAGCCACCTCCACGTACTTGTTCTCAATCACATCGTAACGTGCTCTGCATTTTCTAGCCTCGCTATCAGTCATCTGCGACAGATCGTAGCGGACATAATGCAATTTATCAGCCACTCCGAGGCTTTCTCGGAGCTCGGTACACAGGAAGGCGGGGAGACCTGCCTTTTGTATACCGTCAATGACAGCTGTAATTGCATCATGACCGAAGCCGTCTGTTGCACAAGTAAGGTCAGCCGAAAGGAAGACTTTACTTGGATGAGGATAACCCGCAAGTCGACCAAGGATCTCCTCTTCTGTATGCGGGGCATACGGAAGTATCTGTGGGACACGGTCGAGCACTACGGGCCAGAGGACCTGTCTTACAAGGTCACCTCTGGCGA